GTGCGTAATCTGCTACATTATAAACTACAGGACGATTATTACACAAGTCTGGACAAAAAGTATGTCGAGATTGAAGAAGGTCTAATGACGGAAAAGCTCCAAAAAATTCTGTTGGTCGCATATTAGCTTTTTTCGACATAGCATTTAAAAATTTTACTTTAAAAGGATCTGCCTTCCAATCTTCATACATTTCTCTCGGAGTTTTAGTTGTTCTATTAATAGCAAAACCATATAACTGATGCAACACATTATATGCTAATTCATTAGTACCGAGAGTATCCCACGCTTGACCTATCAATTTTAAAATAAGGCCAAAAATATCTTCCTCTGCTGTTACAGTACATGCCCGAATTATAGGTTCCAAATAAAATTTATAAGGCAATACCGGAGCAGAATTAGGAATAAGAAGATCATTACAAGAAATCCAGTAACGTTTAAGAAACTTAGGACCTCGATATCTCATAATACCTGTCGCGTGGTCTACACGAGAAAGAAACTCATCATACTCTTTATAATCTCGCAATTCCATTCCTAAATACTCTTTTAAAAATCGCGCAAAAGACTTAACGTTGATAATATGTCGTAGAACTTTAGGACAACACCATACATGATCATCGCCATAAACTATAATCATTATAAAACGCATCATTAAACATTGTTTAATATAAGCTGAATCTGTAGGATGTGTTAACCTAATAAATTCTATATACATAAAAAAAATAATAGCCATTATCCACGAGTCTCCATGAGAAGTTTCTTTTCCACCTGAATACATCACTCCTCTAATCAGACGCCAAAAAGTACCTGGTTGCAAGGTAATTTTATTTACCACATGGTACTGAAGAATAAGATATAAACGTTTCAGCAAGGTTCGCTGAGACGGATTCATATCAGCCCAATTATAATAACGAGCTCCTGAAGACAAATACAAATATAATTGCCAATCGGTAATATGTTTATCTAAGCCTTTAACATCACCATCAGCCCAAAAAATATCTGGGTTATCATAATTTAAAGCTACTGCTAACTGGTACCATCCTCCATACCAGGGAGTAACTCCTATAGTTATAACTTCTCCACGTTCTATTAACATACGATACTTATGAACTAAGTCAGATAATAACGTGAGGGATAGTGATGGAATAAAAAACTCTCGAACACGATTGAGAGCCTCCGGAATATTCTCTAAAGCTTTTTCAAACAAATATCTATATTCTCCTTTCAATTTAGTAATATTATATGGTTGAAATACGAATATTTTATCGTGAGCCAAATTTAAGATTATTTGGTGAACTTCTTTAGCCGCAGCATGAATTAAAAATATTTTCTTACCAGAATTACATATTTTATATGTAACATCTCCTAAAGTAACAGAAATAGAGTCAGCATCTAAAATACCACCTGAAGTGGCATATTTAGTACGATCAAATAAATCACGAGGAGAGTAACGAAATCGAAACTTACCAACGTAATCATCTGTACCTAATGCAAATTCTAAATCCTTAAGAGCAGGCGCAATTAATGGTCTAACCTTAGCGTAACCAGTACGGTCACACGTATTAAAAGAAAATTCCCTCAACAAAGATTCAAATCGAAGGTGAGGAAAATCAGTACGATTAGTAGAATAATAATACTGATTAAACATACCCCTACCTGTATCAATTTTATCACATAATATTGATTTTATCGACACACGATCATAGCATTTTCGCTGTAAACTTTGAAAAGCGGCATTCAACTGATTATTAGTTGAAGAAAAGCCTAAACCCTGGTAACCTTGTATAGCACTATCTGCTAATGTTGCAATTTCTGGAACAAAACTTGCAAACTCTACATTAGAGGTCATCATAGGATTGCTATGATTAGTCATTAAACTAATGGGCAAAGATGAAGAGGGAGTATAGTGTTCTCGATACCACTGGGAATAAAGTTTCATTCTATGTTCCTTTATCGTAAGTATTTGAGGCTTAGCCGAAAAATCTCGAAGAAGATAATGGGTAGCTAAGTAACTATACACATATGCATACAATTCCTCAGCACTCTTATGCCTACGACAATTAGGAGGAACTATAATTAAAGAATTATTTTCATCCACAATATCTGCAGTACTAGAAAAACTTATACCACATTGCTGTCCTTTATGAAAAGGACACTCAACATCTATATGTCTAATCATTCTTGGTGTCTTATTTTTTTTTTTTCTATAAAAAAGGTAATTAGTTATACGTCTATTTGGTAGATTAATTTTTTGAACTATGAAGCTAAATAGCGATATAGGATCGTATTTTGGTCTGACAAAAGATGTGATCAGATTGTAA